AAAAAATTTGCATAACTTCTAGTACTATTAATTGCATTGCCAAACCCGACAGTTGTTTGACCTGTGTGTCGTTTAGGTGAAGTAGAGGCTGTATATTCTTTACTTTTGAGTTTAGTTTGTTCATGTTGTTTTTTGTAAAATCTATTTATTATAGGGTTTACTCCTAATAATTCATACATGTTATATTCAAAATTTAAAGAGTGTATGTCTGTTTGTCTATCTTGTTTGGATAAATCACTTTCTAAATAAATTCCTTTATTATTTAAATTAATTGTGTGCAATCTTTCATTTAATTCGTTAATATTCATATCTTCCGCATAAATAACATTATGTTTTAACAATTTTTTAAATCTATATTTAGCTGTTGAATATATAGGAGCGAATAACATACTGTATGCATATGGATTCCATAAAACTACTCTATTAATCATTTCATTCAAATTAGCATACTCATCTCCCTTTGTAATACTTTCTGATTTTTCAATCATTCTTACTTTGTTTATATTATAATACGTGTGTTTTAAATATGACATTTCATCATATTCTTGCAATATTTTTTCAATATTTCTACCACACAACCAATTTTTTATTAATTCACCATCTATGTTTATTTCATTGTTTTGGTAATGTTTCATTATTGTTAATGCATAAGGTTTAAAATAAGCTGAACTGTATATCTCTAATTGTTTGTCATGAGGTATTTTATATCTACGCAACTTTTGGACTGCATTAATTTTTTGATTTACTGCTTTACAAATTACATTTAAACTTCTTAAAGGAGCGGGCCTAGTTAAAGTTGGTGGAGCTGTTAAATATCCCAATTTTCTCTTTTCTTCAATGTAAGGACCTTGGTATATTCTGTATCTAGGAACTTCTAGTTCATAACATATGTCATCCACTTGGTCACTACTTAAATAAAATTGTTCATCTGAAGCTACATGTTCATCATGGTAATTTCTCTCATTGACACTCCTAAGTAAGGAGACCAACAATTCATTACTTTTGGATGTGAAATCTTGTAATTTTTTAATAAATAAATTAATAAACCCATCAATATTTATATCAACATATTCCATGTTACCAAGTTGTGAATAATTTGTATCATTTATAGTTTCAATTATTGCATTTGGTAAATTAATTTTATGTTTTATGGAGTTTAGATAATTTTGAAATTGAATTCTTTTCCCTATATAAATTGTATAGTTTGAATCATCATAAGAATGATTTATATGAATGTGACCAAAATTTTTTTGTTCACCAAATTTATAACCATTTATGTTGATTTCACCAATGGCTTTATAATCATACATTATTCCAGTTCCAATCATGCCAAATCTGTTTTTAATTTTTTCAAAAATTTCATTTCTTTTAGTGATAAAAATATTGTTAGTATCTATTATATTAACTTTAATATGATTATTGTTCATGTAATCATCTTCCTTAGTCAATTTTGATATATTTTCTAAATTAAATACACCTGGAATATTTTTTACAGATTCACGTTCTAAATCTAAATCATTTATTTCTCTAATCATATTGGTATTATGTGGTAAAAACAAATCAAGAGTGTTCAATATCTTGTTGGTTTTGTCTACATCTAAACCTTGTTTTTCGAAAGATTTTTCAGGTATCATACTATTTAAGGTAGTCCATCTTCCTAACAAATCTTTGTAACTAACTGATCCTTTAGACACTTCCAGTTTGAAGGAATCAATAATATGACTTAAACTACGATGTATACCTATTTTAAAATCATTGTAGTATTCATTTGTTTTATCTGTTAATGACTCATAATTCTTTTCATCAATATCTTTATTAATTAACATGTACAATTCATTATTAAACCACACAATAGTCATTTTTTTTTTTAGTTGAATGCTTTCTGTTGTATATGAATCTTGGAATGCATTTGATTTCATGTCTTCAAGTATGTAAATATTCGCTCTCAAATTAGATTTTATTGTGGTTTTCTTAATGTACTGTAGATTGCATTTAATATTTACTAACACTTCCATTATCTTTCGATTATTTTTAAAATTATCATTTATATTTAATTTTTTCAATTCTTCCTTTAATTTAGTGATGTCTTTAAGATTTGTCAAATATTGTAAATTTAATTGATCAAGATTGACTCCGTTAAAGCTTCTCAATATTAAGTCCTTCACTAATGGTTTCTCTTGTTCATCTCCATTATAGTTTATTGTCATCGGGTTACATTGTTGTGATTTTAATAAATGTTTAATATATTCACTCAGTGTTCCTTCATGTAGAACGGGTATTAAATTATTTTTTTCAAGTCCACATACATAACTTTTATGTCCTTTCTTTACTTTCAATGAACTGTTAACTGTAGTTCCAAGAACTATGTTACTTAAATTAAAATCACATTGATGTAAATTAGTGTGACAGTTTAGTATGTTGTTAGGGTCATAACTAATTAACGGAATTTCAATATTATTTAATTCCACTAATAATACTCGGTCAAAATTTTCTCCAATTTTATAATTAAAACCTTTAAGTCTAAATTTTGTTTCTTCTCCTGACAGATGGTCTACCACTATCCAGTTAGGATGTTCTTGTTTGATAAAGTCTAACATTTTATGTTTATACTCATCATGCAAGCCCTGAAAATTTTCATCAAATATAACGTGTGTTATTTGGAGTGAACTAAATATGTAAACATAAAGTAAAACTCTTTCTCCACCAGATAGATCTCTTAACATTCTTGGAAAAAAGTTTTTAATTGTTTTAGGAGCTGTCATTACATTATTAATTAACAGATCTGTATTTAAATATTTTATGGCAATACACAAACACATGAAGTCTAAAACTGTCATATGCGGTAAATTCTGTTTTTGTGAAACGTATACATAATTTGCCAAGTTGGATAACACTTTTAGGGTTAAACTTTTGCCTGTTCCACTATCAGCTTTGATTACTTGAGGTAATGAATCTGTGACTATTAGTGTATTTATTAAAGGGTCACTATGATCTGTGTTTATTTGTCTAAACAAGGCTCTAAAGTCTTTAGCTAAACTTATACTCTGTTCAAAATTTTGTACAATTTTTTGTAAGTTTATACCATAGTTATCGCAAAAAACATTTTGTGGTTGATTTTTTAAAATTTTCCTTTGATATTGACATTTAAACGTTGGGAACACTTTATCTAAATCATCCAATATTGTTGAATTCATGTCTATGTCATTTAACTCTTCATTCAATTCTTCAATATCAACAAAAGTTGATACATATGACAACAAATCATCATCATTTCTAATATTTGCAACAGGTGAAAGTTTTGGTAAGTTTTGCAGTATGTTGTATTTTATATCTAAATGATCTTTTATTGTATATTTGCCTTTCATTACACCCATTTTTACTGCAAAAATTATGCCTTTAACAATTTCTTTGTTAGGGTCTGTTGATTTAGTGTTGATTTGAAAATTTTTAATACATGATGTAATAACATTCGTTGTTTCTTTAAACCTATCATCATATTTAGTGGTTAGTTCCACGGGACTTAAGTTGTATATAATTTTGACCATATTTTTTATAAGTTGGCCATTAACTCCATTTTTTTTAATTCGTTTGATTATATTTTGTTCTTGTTCATCCCATTCTACCACATTTTTGTTAAATTTTTTGTAAATTGTTTTGAATAACTCTTGTTCAGATGGAGCACATGGCATTTCATTTATATGATCAATTAAATCCTTTGTGGTAAAATCTGTTTTATGCATGGGGCATAAATGTGGTTCTTCAATGATCAAATAATTCATGTCTTTTATTTCAGGTTGAACCAATGATGCCATAAGGTTTTCATATAGACCTGAATAAATTTTATGAGATATTGCTATAGTTATTTTATGTTTCAAATTATTAACGAATCCAAAAAATTTTTCATTATACTTTCTTCCAATAGTAACATCTACTTCGTCCAATAATATAAGTTTTATATTATATTTACTATAAATCAAAGCTAATAGAATTCTGGTCATTTCACCTCCGCTCATATTTCCTCCTTTAATGTCCTTTAGGTTAAACATTATTGACAATGTATTAAATACGTTCTCATCAAATTCATCACTTGCTTTTACTAAATCTCTCGCATCTGAATAAGACATTTGTTCTATAACACTTAATTGTTTTACATACATAATATCATCTTTGTTTAAAGTGCCTATATTTACTTCAGTAGAAATTTGTTGAGGTGCTTTATACATCATATTCATTAAAGAAGTTTTGCCACTACCAGACGGTCCTTTTAATAAAAATAAAGATCCTGTTGACTTCATTAAATAATATTTGTTTTTAAATCTGTATTGTAATAAATTATATCGTGTTTCTGTTTCAAACAAATTATCTATTATTTTTTCATGATTGTCAGGTAATGGTTCATTATATAATTGTGATACAAAACTTAGGTCTTTACTAGTATCTTGTTCACTAAACATAAAAGCTACATCATTATTAGTGTTTTCTTGTTTTTTAATTGGGTCATTTTCTTTTGGTTCATGTATGCCCTTGTCTGAATCATTTTTTTTATCATCATTTAACTGTTTTATAGTATTTTGTAAGTAATTTTTAAATTCTAATAAGCCCACCATATCAGATTTTATATGATAATTTATAGTAAATTCATAAGTTTTGGAATTATACTTAATTGTTAAATTGTCAAATATATTAATTTTCATGCAAATGCCTTGGTATGTCTTGTAAAGAACTTTTGTAGGCACCAATCCTAATGAGCTAATTTGTGCTTTAAATTTATTAATTATATTGTTCATTGTCGTCATCATATGTGCTACATTTTTACATTTTACATGGCCCTTTAATACGTGCTTACTGAAGATTTTACTAACGTAATAATTCCAATTATAACACAATAACTCGGTGTAATAATAGTAGTAATTGAGAACTACACTTTTAATAATACTAAACACTCCTATTTTTTCCAATCCATTTGATACTATTAAATTATTATTTTGGTTTTCATTTTCTAAAAATTCCATAACACTTTGTAGGATAGTTTTATCTTCATTTGAAAACACTTTGATACATGTTGGTAATGTTATGAAGTAAGTAAGAACACCATCTCTATTCAATATGATGTCATCATTATACTTGTCAAGTTGAACTATTTTTTTTCCTGAAGTGCCTAGTACTGTGCTCCATTTTAACTTCTCATTTTTTATATATTCATGAATTTGCACTCTTTTATCCATATGCAATTTTTTGTAGACTTCATTGAATAAATCTAAAGACGGATCTTTAATTGTCTTGTTTGTTACTCCTAATAGAGAATATTCTTTATAAAAAGGCACTTCTAAATCAAGCACAGTTTGATGTAAATCAGAAAATGTTTCATCACTCATGGCATTAATGTCATGCACAACTAATTTTACTTTATTTTTAATGGTAGTATTATGACCTATCCCTTTACTAATATCATTTAATTTTTCCTTTATTTCTAATGAAGGTGTTAAGTTTTCTTCCATTGCTGCAGTAGTAGCTAGGAAAGATGTTGTTAGATTTAACTGGAATGTACCTAGTATCATGCCTAAAATCCGTTCAATTAAATCTTTCATTTTAACATCAAGCACTGTATTAGAAATAAAAATACAATGGTATGAAGAATCAGCCCCTGTTGTTGCATATTCTATAAAGTAAAATTTTCCTTTAATATCAAAATTTTGTAAATTTTCTAAACTTACCATTTTGTGGCTTATATTTTTATATAATGTTTCCTTATTATTGATTCCTTGTTCAAAGAAATGAAATAAGTTTTTTGTAGCTGTCAATTGTGTGGAATAATAATATTGTGGATTAAATGTTTTGGTATACCATAAATAAGTTTTATAAGCTAATTCTTTTATATAATCTATAAAGGCACTTATAGTGTATTTTATAATATCCTTAAAGCTAAATATTGGTTCAAAAATTTCATATCCCCCATTATTTACTATTAATCCTTCATTGATTTGGCTGAGCATTTTTACTAAATGTTCCACCACATAACTGTAATCATTAGTGTAGACACTGGTTTGATCCAATTTTTCTACTACTGTATAAGTTTCATATCCTTCTCTAGTTATTTTCGTTAAATATGGTGTTAAAATTTCAAAAGAAAATTTAAACGGAATAGGTATTTTGAATGCTTTTATTATTAAAGATCCATGGAATTTACCATGGTCTTCTGTGTAACTTAATTTATATTGAGGATTAGTTTGTTGAATTTCTTTTAAATGTATTCGTACACATTCTTCTAAATCAGCAATGGTTGAATGAATTGTGGGAGTGCAAATAGTGGCATATTTTTTTTTTGTTTTGTAAAGTCCTTCATAACGTTTGTTATCTTTAAGTTTTTCAAATGATTCCTCCACTTCATTTTTTTTTATATCTATTAATTGAGAAATTTGGGTACCATGCTTTGTACTTATATTTAGTGTTTCTAACATTAAGGTTTCATAACGTTCTATTAACATTGTATGTTGTCTAGATAATTCTATAAAACTTTGTTTGTAATCAGTTTCTGATTGTGTCATTTCAGATGTCCCCATTAATAATTCATAAATACTAATAAATCCTTCTTTTATAAAATTAAATACCCACATGAAAAAATATTTAATATGTAACAAAATTTTCATAATTGTCCCTTTGGCTTTATCAAAAATATTTAAGTCTAAATTTGTCACACCATTTTCAGTTATCAATTCTGCTAACTCTTTTTCAAATTCCATATGAAGTTCAGTTAATTTTTGGATATTCACTTCTGCATGTGAATTTTCGCCTACCCAGTTAAAAATCACTTCTTCATTTATGTCATTAATGTTAAAAGTTAAGCTGTTAATCACTTCTCCTTTATTAGTTTTGGATACAAACTTATTTTTTAAATCATTTAATTTTTTTAAAAATGTTTCTGTTTTCTGTATAACATTTATATATACATCATGTTTGTTTAACAACAATATTCCTCTATCATCAGAATCTCTGATAGGTTCAACTCTGCCTTTATATAAATGCGTTACTAGTGTCCATGGCTTAACATCATTTGGTAAGTTATAAGTGGTTACACACCATTGTAATGTTCTTCTTATGGATTTCATAAACGTGTCTTTTTCCTTAAAATTATTTTGCAAGTCTTTATTTATACATGTAGGGACATAACCATACAATGTGTCATATACAGGACTAAACATTATTTTATGGTCTCCATATTCACTGGTTATATTCATAATTATAGATAGTTCTTTAATATAAATAAATAATTCTTCATCTGTGCAAGTCATTAAATCTATAGTAGGTAATGCTTTATCACTCCATTTTGCTCCTGATAGAATATTACTGATTATCAAATTTCCTTCTGTGTTTTTTGGATTAATTAAAAGTTCTAATCCTATTTTATCTATACTACTAGTGGTATTATGTTTAGTTTTTACTCCTCCATACATTAATTGTTTTCTCAAAGATTCTTCTTGTTGACAAGCAATTGATATATACTCATTTAATTCTTGTTCGTTTATAGTGTTCATGCTATAATTGAAAACAAAGGATATATACATATATATATTTTTAGACCACATAGTTATATTATCTATAACGCTTGATATTTGAATCTTATTTCTACTAACCAATATTTTACTTGTTGTCAAACTTAAAGCATAAAAATCTTGTACATCAAAAGGCCTGACTTTTGTTCCTTCAGTGGTGTTATCTCGTGCCATTAATATAATTGTGTTATCACCTTTTATTTTTACATTCTTAGCTTTGGTATTTAATATTGACATAAACTCAGCGTCTGTTAATTCATTAATTATATTTTTGAATGTGTTTAACTCTGGTGTACTCAATTTTAGAGGATTTAATGCCATTAATGGTGCACACAATCTGTAATAAAAAATTTTATCTTTGCCATTTTCAAAATTTATAAATTTTCTAAAAATTTTAATTGTTGCATGTACGTCATTATAATTGATTTTAACATTTTTAT